CTGGCATTTATGTCCGTCCCTAATACGAACTTTACGCTTGGCTTCTTCCCAATCTGGATTATTCACAAGCCGCTTCACATAGTTGGACTTCCTGCCTTTTTTGTGCTGCAATCTACTCATCGTCTTCCGGTTCTTCTTCAGGAAGTTTATCAGACAGGTCTTCTTCGAACTTGTCCCCATAATCTTCTGTATCATCAATAGGACGTTCTACTTCAGGATATTCAATACCAAACAAATCAAGCATCGCTTTTCTGTTTCGATCTTCCTGTGCCCAAAGAGAACGTTTGTCCCAATCAGGAATTTTTTCAGCTTTCACAAGCTTAAACTCACCGTTCACCCATGAATAATACAGGAAATATCCATCAAGAGCAAACCGGATCGTATTCTTACTTGAAAGATGATACTCCCTCGTCCCCTTTTTGACCTCGGCAGCCAGGTCTTTAATTTCAGTCTTAATAGAAGCTAACCTGTCTTGTGCATCACTCTTAATTTTCTTTGCACGTTCAATGGCTTCCAACAGTTCACGTTCGCGTTTGGGGACCTCATTCTCTTGCTTGATGCAATACTCTTCACGAATTTCGGAAATCTCAAATTCATCCAGTAAACGTTGTGTCACCTCACTTTCAGGGAATGTAGCATTGAAATGCTCATTCACCAACTTTATCAATTCATCTACATTCGTAGAACCCTGAAATAAAACAGGGGGAAATTTTTCCCGAATAGAATCGGGAACTACAAACTCGATTGTCTCGGGTTCGTAGTTTCTCAAATTTGCAATCATAAATTATAAAAGGATTAATTAGTACCGGTTTTGGTACTCATGAATAAAATCTAAGTAATGCTGGTCTTCAGGCAATGGAAGTGTAATACCAAACTCGGTGGCCGCATCTATTTTCACGCTTTCCATGAAATTATGCATCTCTAAAGTATTAAGTTTACTTGTTCCTCGCACAATAGTTTCCACCTTACCATTCACATGAACCTGTTTCACAAGAAACTTCTTACAATACAAGTCATGTATATCCTGAACTCCAGCAGCAGTGCTCCAATACTCTTCACCTGTGTATTCACGCAAACAGGCACCAATACACTGAAACCATTTCCACATGAGAGCATTTTGATTTAATGTCCTCGGTTGTGTCTTTCTCTTAATGGTTACAGTGTATTCTCCATTACGAAGTGTGCTGCACATGAACTCGAAAGACTTATCCATTTGGATTTTGCCATCTTTCTTCGTCAATGTTGCTTCCATAACCTATCAGAATGGCAAATCGTCCTTGGTCGGTGGTGGCGGTGGCGGGCACTCATTCACCGCACTTCGAGTCTGATTATTGGTGTGTTCCGGAAGAGGTGGCGGTGGTGGCGCTTGTTGAGGCTTAACAGAAAGCATCTCCATATTATCAACAAAAAGTTCTGTAATATACCGTTTAATTCCTCTGCTATCATCATAACTCCGAGTTCTTATCTTTCCTTCCAGATACAACTTGTCTCCCTTATGGACATACTTCTCAACAACATCGGCAAGACCACGCCAAACAACAATATTATGCCATTCAGTTCTTTCAGGAACCTGTGTTCCATTGGCAAGGGTATAACCTTTTTCAGTGGTGGCAAAGGAGAAAGTGGCCACTTTAGAACCAGCTTCCAAAATTCTAATATCGGGCTCTTTGCCAACATGCCCGATAAGCATCAATTTATTTAAACTCATGATTTATCCTCCCTTATTGTTACACGGATACTATCAGCTTTAGGAACTGTTTTGATATACTTAGAATATAATTCCGGATAGTCAGCCTGAAACTTTTTAGTATCAAAATTGTCACTCGTAGAAGCGGGTGTATAACTAACTCGCAATCTTCCGGCATCCCATGACTTGACACCATTCTCACGCATAGCAGTTTTCAATTTTGCCTTATAATCTTTCTGAATCTTGGTTAGATCTGCAAGTTCTTCCTCAATCCCGATTATAGTATTTACAAGCTGCATTGGAATAAGTAACTTGTCATCATCAGGGGCAGGAACGGGAAGATTGGATAGATATTGCTCACCCTTCTTCTCGCATTCCATTAACTTCTTGACTTCTTTATCAGACTTACGAGGAATCAGAACCAACTCATGTTTATCACCGCGTACCCAAATGCCGAACAGCTTATCAACTTTGATTAACGGGTTTTGAAGTTCAAACAGATAAGCATAGATTGACAACTGCCAACTTAAATACTCCTTATCAAGATGAAGGGTAGTTTTGATGTCAACAAGACTAATTCTACCGGCTTTCTCCCAAACACAATCTATATTCGATGCAAAGTATTCGTTATCAGAAACGGTATATTCATTGGCAAGCGCCTTATATCCGGCATTTACCCTCATTCTGATATAATTCTCTGCTTCAATACTTTCAGGAGGTAAGCCTGTTACATCAGCAAACTGGCATTGAGCATGAATAAGGCTACCCTTCTCTGCAGCTCTCTTCAATACAAAATCGGGGACATCTTTATATTTGTCAGGGAACAACTGCCGGCTAATCATACCGGTTATACCTTGCAACTGTTTTTCACCGAGCATATAAGTGTGGTTTTCCTCATTGAAAACCACACTGGATTTCACTAATTCTATCATTATTATCAATTTCTAGGAGGATACGTTTTCTGCATGTCAATAGTTATGTTTCTGAACTCCTTATTATTGTGAAGTTCGGGATGTTCAGCCCAAACTCTCTCAAGCTCTTCGCGGCTTTTAACACCAGTCATTTGTTTAATTGCACGATCCAGGTCTACACCAGTATATACTTTGCCCGAAGCGTTTGAAGCAGAAACATTGGGAGCATATACTTTTTCCTTTGTATTACCATAAGCAAAACGAACATGGTTCTTATTATCTACAATAACAAGAAGAATAATCTCCTTTTGCTCGTTATAGCCAATTTCTTTCACACTGAATTTGGTATATAGAGCAGGAGAACCTGTTTTGCTCTGATATATTTCATTTTTCTCAAGTGGAATCCAAATGAAAGGACCCGTATAAAGTTCACGCCCAATTCCCCAGTTAAATCCTGCACGTTTAAAGGCGTCCGAAGCCTGCCCTTTCTCTTTTTCTGTGCTAGATTCTGTCCCAACATCCTGTTTACTCACCCATTCCTTCTTTTCATTATCCCAAATGGACAACGTACAGAATAGATTCCCATTAACGACATCATGGTGCCGTTTCCAGTTCATTTCTCCGAACACTTCATCAAGTATTCTCATGTCTACTCGAGCATCCTTGTATAATAGCAAGGAGCAGCCCGAACCGTCCGGTTTCATAGTACCAACCCTACATTCAATTTCAGAAGCTAGAAGCGGTCTGATAGAATTTTTCTTCTTCTCTTCATTCTGAACCGTTGATACAGTGTTTTTTCTCGCTGTCATAATTCTAATTTAATGGTTTGACTTTTAGCTCATTACATCAGTAAAGGTAATCGTTATTGACAAGTTTAGCAAACAGAAACTTCGCCATTTTAACGCCATTTTCAGGTAGTAAAAACTGCCTGTACGATATTGTACAGGCAGAAAAATAAGAAAATGAATAATCCAATGTACCTTATGGAACGGCTACGCTTTGAAGGGTGTACGGCTCCCTGATTTATACATAATGTAAATGCTAGTGGACGGAACCGGAGTCGAACCGGTCTCACGGAATATTGGTGCACCTCACCGCAGTTTCAACCAACGATATACATATCCGCCCGATTAATTAAAAAGGTGCACTATCTTCACAGACCATACACCCCAATCACAAACACAAAACAAAACTCATGAACTACTATAATTTAATTAGGATCAGAAGGGTGAATGGCGTGGGGATCGAACCCACATCACGCATATCTGCGTATGCTGCCAATTACACCAGCCATCCGTTTTAAGTGAACTATTCTCACGAACCATTCACCTAGAACACAAACACAAAATAAAACACGACATTAACTATTAAATAGCACTCTCACGAGCTTCTTGCTTCCGGATAGCCGTTCAAAGCACACCGGAATAGTATAGAACAATTAAAACTCAAATAACAGGGGCTTTAACCCTACAGCGTCCTTTTCGCTGGCAACATTAGTTAAACATAAAAAGAAAAATTCTCTGTGAAGGAACCCGGACTCGAACCGGGATGATAGATTACCTATGTATGACTTTCTTCAATCTATCTGCATACTTGCGTCTACCAATTCCGCCATTCCTTCAGGTCGTAGCCAGACGCTTCCGGCTACATTGATTGAATTGTTATTGATACAAACATAATTTTCCCCCTCACGGGTTACTTAACTCTGATTGAGTTGAGCCGGGAAACGGATTCGAACCGCTGACCTCATGTAGAAACATGCGCTCTAACCAACTGGGCTATCCCGGCAGATGCCCGGCGAACCGGGCTAAATAAACATGACAAATACTAAAATTAAGCAATGCAGACCTTCACAGGCTATCTTTATTTTGTTTCCTATCTTCGTAGTATCGAAAACAGATATAATTCACTGATACGACAGTCACCAATACAAAAGCAGCAATAAATTCTTTCTTGCTAACTTCAATGCTATCTACAAGATACAGTGTTGTCCATAAGGCAATGAACATCATGGCATACTGTATCACTTTAATCTTTTTCATTTCTTCCGTTTTTTAGATTTAACTTTCCTTCCCGCACATCGGCAATGAAGTAATACTTGAGCAGCATTACAATGCCACTTGCCGTTTTGGACATTAGTGGGCTTATCACTTTCAATCTTACCCGCTTCTATAAGATTCATCAATTTCTTTTCCCCACCCACATAATACGCAGACTTATCTTTTCCAAACGTTTCTGTAGAAAACAGACGGAGAATATTATCTAGCAATATTTCAGCCATTTCACCTCTGATCATCTCAACAAGCAAGGTAGTTATGCAATTCTGGTTACTATAAACTGCATATTTTTTACATCTGACTTTGTTTTCCAAGCCATTCCTTCAGCTTTTTCTTTATAAAGCCGAGCATTCAATGTATTAGTTACAGACGGTTTCTGAACGATAGGAAATACTTCTATTGCACCAACATCCATACCCCGTAATACATCAATTACGTTACGTCTCTGAATATCCTTTTCCATACAATCTAATTTTAAATTAAACATTGAAGCGATGAGCGGATTCGAACCGCCGACCTCTGCTTGTGGTGCTCTTCCGTTAAGCTAAGAGTGTTTCTTGAGAGACTCGAACTCTCAACCATCCACCACACACAGCGCTCTAACCTGCCTGAGCTACATCACCTTTATATACATAAAGCAAATACCTCGATTTGCCGACAAACGTCTAACTGATTTAGTTTTACAACGATACGGCTTGACCATTAACCACAGCATTATATCGTTGAGAAGCCCGCCTACGTCAGTAATCCCTTTCGGCACGTGTCGGCTTCCAAAACACCATTTTACCAATATGTCAAAGAACTCTTCTCTGTTGTTCCCAGTCTCCCTTCAAGGGCAGGCTCAAAGACCGGACTGGGTACCGGATAACCGGCGGTTTGGTTTGACTTTAGTGAGGGTTAGAGAATACTTTGGTTGTTCTTCAAAACTATATCCATTAAGTTTCTTTGCGATTCAATAAATTTCTTCAAATCATCACATTGGGAAACTTTCTCTCTATAAAATCCACGTTCTGATTCTAAATCTCGTTTGAGTTTTTCATTTTCACCTCTCAAAGAGCTGATCAACGCGTCTCGTTCTTCAATCACAGCTTCATATTTGTCTCGCTGTATTTCTAGTTCGGTTCTTTTATCCATTGTTGTATAATTTGATTAATCTCCGACGTAATGTGCACCGTAATGAGTACTATTTGGGGTGTAGTAAGCGGAAGCGGGAATATTAAGGTTATTATATTCCTTACTAGGTGTAGCTTTGGCAGTCTTGCTCATAGCTTCATGTCTTTCAGCTAAAAATTTATCAGTTCTTGATTTCACAGCTTCCGGTGAGAAACTTTCTTGGAGTTTTGCAAAGCTCCATGCAGATTTTAAACACTCTGAAAATGTTTTTCCACCCTTCTTGTAATTGCGGTGTGCAGACTTCATTATTTGTGATAAATTGTAGCTCATAATCGTTATTTTTTAATTGGTTTTATCAATCATTTTTTGTATGTTTGTATGATTGATTGATTTATGATGCAAATATAATCGCATTTGCGTTATTTTAAAAACAAAAAACTTTTTATTTTATCGCATTTGCGTTTTATTAACTTTTGATTGATTGGATTTATGACAAATAACAACACTATCAATGGAAGAATTAGAGAAATAATTCTGTCTGCCGGCATTACAGATAGCGCATTTGCGAAAAGAATTGGTGTAACACAATCTGTAATAGCATCAATGTTTCAACGTGGAACAGAACCTTCCGCTAAGGTATTAACTTCAATTCTACTAACCTATGAAGATATTTCTGCTGAGTGGTTACTTCGCGGAAAAGGTCAAATGCTACTTTCAGAAGTAACACCTGACCCAAACATAGAACAAATGAAACGCTTGGTAGATACGATCACTACCTTGCAAGGTATAATCACCGAACAAACTAAAACGAATCAGTTACTCACAGAAGAACTTAAAAAAGCCAAAGGAGAACTGACTATGTTGAAAAATGAACGAAATGTAGGATAAACTTATATACGTATGAAAAAAAG